CAGTGTGGACGATGCTATGGGAGTTGCCATTGATGAGTTTGTAAGCAGACACATTGTGGAACAACTACAGGAACAGGGAGTGTATAAATCTGACGTATACGTTGGTGATGCAGCTAGTGATACAGACCTAGAACCTGACCAGGATTTAATCCTGTACGATACAGACCGTGTACGCTTAACTAAATACTACGGTTTAGTACCAACTGAACTTCTTGAGAATTCTGAAGAATACGAAAATCTGGATACGGACGAAGAAAAAACCCAATACACTGAGGCAGTAGTTGTTATTGCCAATGAAGGTTTATTGTTAAAAGCGGAAGCTAATCCATACATGATGAATGATCGTCCTGTAGTGGCGTTTCCTTGGGACGTAGTTCCTAGTAAGTTTTGGGGTAGAGGAGTGTGCGAAAAAGGCTACAACAGCCAAAAAGCTCTTGACACAGAACTAAGAGCTAGAATTGACGCACTAAGTTTAACTATTCATCCTATGATGGCTATTGATGCTACAAGGCTTCCCAGAGGAGCTAAACCTGAAATTAGACCAGGTAAGATGATCTTAACAAATGGTGACCCCCGTGAAGTTCTACAGCCTTTTAATTTTGGACAAGTTAATCAAATTACTTTTGCTCAAGCATCGGCTCTTCAACAAATGGTTCAACAAGCTACTGGAGCCGTTGATTCTGCTGGTATTGCAGGTCAGGTCAATGGAGAGGCTACTGCGGCTGGAATATCTATGTCCCTTGGTGCTATTATTAAGCGGCATAAGCGTACCCTGATTAATTTCCAGCAAGCATTTTTATTACCTCTGGTTAAAAAAGCAGCATGTCGATACATGCAGTTTGACCCTGAAAACTACCCGGTTGCTGACTATAAGTTTAATGCGTCCTCAACTTTAGGTATTATTGCCAGAGAGTACGAAGTAACACAGCTAACACAACTACTTCAAACCATGAAACCAGATTCACCAATGTATCCTTCTCTAGTTCAGTCCATTGTGGAAAACATGAACTTGTCAAACAGGGAAGAACTGTTGGATACCTTGAAACAAGCCGCTGAACAGGCACAGATGTCCCCTGAACAGCAACAACAGGCACAACAGCAAGCTCAAGCCAAACAACAGGCAGAACTGGAGTTCCAGCAGTCTCAAACAGCAGTCCTTCAAGGACAAGCTCAAGAGTCTAAAGCTAGGGCCAATAAACTGTCCGTTGAAGCTGAGTTGGCTCCTGTTGAAACTGAAATTGACCGGATTAAGGCAATTACTACCAATCTTAAATCCGGGGATCAGGACGATAAAGAATTTGAGCGCAGGTTAAAAATTGCTCAGACAATGCTAAAGGAAAAAGAGTTAGATTTAAAAACTCCTGCTCCTCAAGCAAATGGCACTGACCAACCGGATGAGGAAGGCCAGATAATGCAACTGATGAGAGGATTAGAAAATGATGGTAACGCAGAAGGAATTGCAGGACGTAGTGTCTCAGGTCAACCAGAAATTCCAAGAGCAGGACCTCCAATTCCAAGAATTAACTAAACAGATAGGAGAACTCAACAATGCCAGCAGGACGAGGGACGTACGGAAGTCAACGGGGAAGACCACCAAAAAAGAAGGTTAAAAGAAGTAAAAAAAGTAAAAAATGCACATGTAAGTAATTAACCCTTGAATTTTAGTTAAAAATATGTTAAAATAAAGTATACTTGTCCATTTACAGGAGAAACAAGTGATTGAAAAAGAGTTGGAAGTTTATTTCAATAATTACTTTGAAATGTTCAGAACACAAGGCTGGAAACAACTCCTTAAGGAATTTTCAGGAAATGTTAAGAACATTAATTCAGTAGAACAAGCTAAAGATGAAAAAGACCTATTCTTCAGGAAGGGTCAGTTAAACATCATAGCTAATGTCTTAAACTTAGAATCTCAAATTACTGCATCATTTGAAAATGCGGAAACAGAATCCAGTGATCCTGGAGAATCCGAATGATCCTATATGATTTCCGTTGTACTAACGGGCATGAATTTGAAGAATACGTTGAAGCGTCAGTAACACAAAGTAGGTGCAGATGTGGTGCTGATGCTAAACGATTAGTCAGTGGTGGTAACTTTGAGCTTGATCCCATAAGCGGAGATTTTCCTTCCGCAACTAAAAAATGGGCAGACAAGCACGAACAAGCCGCTAAAACTGGCGATTAACGGAAGGAAAACTTATAGCCCTTCCATAATTTTCTCCATAATCGAGAGACGGAGTATTAATAATGGCAGCAAGACTGATAGATGAGCGTGAGGAAGCGGAAGACAAATTAGCCGAAGGCGAAGAAGTACAATCCTTAGAGGAACAAGAGAATCTACCGACTCAGGAAGAAGCTCAACCGGAAGAGGAAGAAGTACCAGCTAAGTACCAAGGCAAAAGCCTACAAGATGTAGTCCAGATGCACCAGGAAGCTGAAAAAGCATTAGGAAGACAAAGTGGTGAAGTAGGGGAACTCAGACAGGTCGTAGACCAGTTTATCCAAAGCCAAACACAACTCACACAACCAAACGCACCAACACAAGAACCGACGGAAGAGGTAGATTTTTTTACCGATCCTGAACAGGCAGTATCAAAAGCTATTGAAAATCATCCTAGTGTAAAACAGACACAGGAACTCAATCAACAGCTTAAAGCTCAAAACGCTCTGTCTCAGTTACAGCAGAAACATCCTGACATTGAAACTATTATGCAAGACCCTAAGTTTGTAGAATGGGTCAAGGGTTCCAAAATCAGGACACAGTTACTTGCTTACGCTGACCAGGCATACGACTTTGATTCCGCTGATGAACTTTTCACAACATGGAAGGAACGTCAACAGGTTGTTAATCAAACAGCCCAGATGGAAAAACAAGGACGTAAAAAAGCGGTTAAAGCAGCCAGTACAGGAAATACAAGAGGCAGTAACCCTGTTTCCAAGAAAATCTATCGTCGTGCCGACATTATTAAACTTATGAGAACTGACCCCGACAGATATCAGTCACTATCCGAAGAGATACTAACTGCATACAAGGAAGGACGGGTCAGGTAGTCTAAACTAGGAGAAAATTATGGCTACTGCAACTTACCCAGGAGCGTCGGGTAATACAGCCAAAACTGAAGCGGATAAGTTTATCCCTGAGATTTGGTCCGATGAAATTATAGCGGCTTATCAAAAGTCACTAAAAATGGCTCCTCTTGTTAAAAGAATGTCCATGAGTGGAAAAAAGGGAGACAAGATTCATATTCCCAAGCCCACCCGTGGTGATGCAAACGCAAAGGCGGCTGACACAGCGGTAACAATCATTGCGAATACTGAGAGTGAAATCGACATAGACATCGACCGTCACTTTGAATATTCACGTTTGATTGAAGACATCGTTGAAGTTCAAGCTCTATCCAGCCTACGTCAGTTTTACACTGAAGACGCTGGTTATGCCCTAGCAACACGAATTGACACAGACCTGATTAATGCAGCAACAGGTTGGGGTGACGGCACTAGAACTGCCTCTCCTGCCAACACTGGAGCTAACTGGGTCAACAGTCATTCATACTACGTTAATGCCTCTTCAGGACTAGCAACTTATGCTGCTGACACTGTTGCAACAGGTGATAACTTTACTGACCTAGCGTTCCGTGAAGCAATTAAGCTGATGGACGATCAAAATGTTCCTATGGACAATAGGAATCTGGTCATTCCCCCTGCCGCCCGTAAGTCAATTATGGGTATAGAACGATACGTCAGTTCTGACTTTGTTAATAGCAAAGGTGTAGAATCTGGACTTATTGGCAACTTATACGGTGTGGACGTTTATGTATCTTCCAACGCTCCTGTCATTGAAGCCGCTGGTCAAAACAGTGCTTCAAGTCTGGACACTAGAGGATGTCTATTCTTCCATAAGGACGCAGTAGTGCTTGCAGAGCAAGTATCTGTACGTTCTCAAACCCAGTATAAGCAGGAATATCTCTCAACCCTGTACACAGCGGATTGCTTGTACGGTGTAGAGGCGTATCGCCCTGAAGCTGGATTCATCATTTGTATTGCTGAAGAGTAATATAACCTACGGGGGGATTTCGGTCCCCCTTTTATTTTACGGTGGAGATTTATGGAAAAACCAAAACTTACTCCGTTAGAATTGCGTAAAATACTCGACTCCGCAAGAAAACAACGAGACAAATCCAAGGAGTCTTTGAATATCATTAATGTTGAATTTAATCAAATCTGCACACAGATAAAGGAATTCTTATTAAAACCTGTTCCTCTGGTTGTTGCTATTGCATTAGGATTATTAATAATACTAATATTAGTAGTTTAAGAGGAATACATCCATGCCATCAACTATCAAGCTAAAATATGGCTCTGGTGCGCCATCCGCTTCCGATATTGTTCAAGGGGAACCTGCCCTAGACTTAACCAATAAACGTCTGTACTCAGAGGACGGTAGTGCTAATGTCTTGGAGATAGGTACAAACCCAACGGAATTGACCGTAGACGATGTTGCTATAAACGGTAAAGTAATTACCATGACGGGTTCTACCAGTGACACTGCAACGATAACAGCAGGAACTAACGGAACACTGGACATAGTAACAACTGACGCTGCTGCTGCGGCTGCTAACATTCAAATAACTGCTGATGGTACTGCTGAACTGGCAGGTACTACAGTTACCCTAGATTCTTCCGGTGGCATTACTTTAGACGCTGACGGTGGAACAATTACTTTTGCTGACGCAGGTTCTTCTTTAGGAACCATAACATCTTCAGGTTACAGTGGTAATGCTGCTTCCGCAACGGTAGCTACAACAGTCACCATTTCCGACAATGAGAGTACCAACGAAAACAATGCTGTTATTTTTACAGCAGGTGGTGATGTAGACGGTGGTAATATTGGTTTGGAGTCCGACGGTGATCTAACGTACAACCCATCCACAGGTCTTTTGTCTTCCACAGGTGTTACAGCGTCCGGTACAGTAACATTTGGTTCCTTAAGTGACGGAGCAGTTACTATTACTGCATTTGTTGATGAAGACGATATGACTTCCAACAGTGCTACTCTTGTCCCTACACAACAATCAGTTAAAGCCTATGTAGATTCCACAGGTAGTGGAACTATGTCTTCATGGGTACTTGAGGACGGGGATGGTACTGAAGTAACTATTGCTGATGCTAAAGAGGTTAAGTTTGTTGAAGGCGGTGGTATTGACATTGATTGGACTGATACTGACAATGGTACTGACGCTGATCCATACGACTTGACTTTTACAATTAATGCAGCACAGACAGGAATTACATCGTTATTGGCTACGGACATCAAGATAGGTGAAGACGATGAAACCAAGATTGATTTTGAAGACGTTAATACCATCAACTTCTATGCTGGTAATGAGAAACAATTAATATTAACTGATGGAGCTTTAACACCTGGTAGTAATGCCATTATTGATTTAGGTACAGATGCTTTAGAATTTAAAGACGCATACTTTGATGGAACTGTTGAAGCCGATGCAATTTCCATAGGCGGTACAACAATAACATCTACAGCAGCAGAGCTTAATATTTTAGATGGCGTTACGGCTACTG